TTGGGTATGACCAGATTGGCTATGGCGCCGGTTGGCACATAGGTATTCAGCACCACAGGACCAACTCCGGTTGGCAAATTGCCCAGGCCTTGACTGGTACCACTGAGATAGACTGCGGTAGGGCTGGCCCAGATCGACATTTTTTCACTGGGCTGTGTGGCACTTCCAGGTTGTAGATTGTTTTCCGCATCAAAATAGTATCCGGCCGGTGCCACAAACTGTATCAGGCTGCCCACTGTGATGTATTTGGCATTGTTGCTGGCATAAGAGCCAACCGGAACAGCATTGCCCGAACTGTTTTGGAAATAGCCGGTGCTTTCGTTGACCAGGAACGTGCTTTGATGCCAGGTGTAGTTTAACGAATAAAGATTGGGTCTTGGAAAATTGGCATAGTAGAACTGTTCAAAACCGGCCGTGACCAACAAAGGATTTATACGATTATAGACCACATCACTGATGTCGTTGACACTGAGCCACGAAAACAAAAAGGCCGGGCTGATGTTGCTTTCATACAAGGCACCGTCGCTGGCAAAAATATTGGTGCTGGAGTATTTGCCTGTGCCGTCGACCAAGTCAAGATATCGACTGGTACCGATGCTGGCTCTATTGACTGCGGTGCTTTTTAAAATGCTGTTGTACTGTGTGAACGGAAAATTGGTATAGTCTTCGCCATTGACCATTCTGTTCTGTGTGTAGTACTGTGCTGGTGCACGTTGTTTGATGTCCAGCAATGTTTCGCGTGCCTGTGCGTTAGTGACCGGTTGTGTGATGCCACAGGTGAATGTCAAGGTTTCGATCTGGCCGGTACGGCTCACATAACTGATCGGAATCTGTATGTTTTGCATTTCCTGCGGATTGATGATGTATTGCAATCCGTTGCTGGCTCTCACGTAGGTTCTAAACGTGCCCACCGGGATGGTGCTGAATATGCCGTCACCAAAATTCAGAGTGATCTGATCGTTGTTTCTGCTGGAGATGCTGTAGATGTTCTGTGTGCCCGGAGTCAGTTGCAATGCTGCAGCCGCATACACGCTGGGCACCGGCAACCAGAAAAATGTCACATTTCCCAAGTTGTCCAGCTGATACAACCATACGTCGGTGTTGTTGATGCCATCGATGTTGATGTCTACTGCACGATTGCTGATGCGTTCTTGCAGATTAAAGTCTTGGTTTTGCAGTGTGCCCTGTTTGAAATAAAAGAAAAATCCAGTATTGCTGCTGGCAAATCCCAATTGATCGTTGCGGAACAGGATATTGAATCGACCATCGGGCAAAGGTGCTGGTTCGTAGATGTAGTTTTCACCGGCACTGGTGGCATTGACCACTTCAAATGGCATGCTGATACCGTCCACGGTGGCCGTGAAAGGTATGACCGGCAGATAGCCCGGAACCAGATTGATCGTGTACTCCTGTGTGTTTACACCCAGGATGGTTTGTACTGCACCTGGACGACCAAATCGTTGTGTGTTTAACAGACTGGCATTCAGTATGGTGGTGAACTGTTCTTGCCAGTCCAGATTGGTAGGGTCGGCCCAGTTTACCGTGATGTTTTGTAGATTGATACCGTTGTAGTCGGTGAGATTTTCTGTGGTACTGATGCTGAATACCTTGAGATAGCCATTGGCTTCGGTGTTGCGCAACGGAGTATAGCTGACCAAATTGGCCAGCTTGATCACGCTGTCTCTGCGTTCAGCAGTGTCCATGAAGTTTTCTCTGGTGTTTAGATCTGTACGGAATGCCAGACTTTGACCCATGAATGCCATGACATCCAGCAAGGCGATAAATTCTGAACTTTCAATGTAGTCATTGAAAGTTTCTGGATAGTAAAGACGCAGATAGTCTACGAAACTTTTGCGCAGTGTTTCAAAATCATAGCTTTGGAAATCGGCTTCGGCGTAGGTCTGGAAGATCCTTTTCCAATCTTCAACGCCAAATATTACGGTTTGTCTTGTGGTTGTGGCCATATTTGTTCCAGTGTCTTGTATTTATGGAAAGTATAAACTGGGTAGATTATACGTAGGTGGCCACACGCTGGGTCTGATCAAAAAATATGCTCAGTTGCTGTGCAGTGGTAGTGGGTACCACTGTGATCAGCAGTTGCACCAACAAACCATTCTGTTGTGGAAATACCTGTAGATCGTTGATGTAGATACGGGGATCTTGTGCGGCCACACGCTGTATTTCGTTGTAGACCGATTGTAGTGTGTCTTGTGTTTGATTTTCAAACACTGCATTCCATAGACTGGTTCCGTACCAGGGCAGACCCACCAATTCACCCTGTCTGATATTGAACGCATTGAGCAGATCGCGTTTGATCAGCTCAAAATCTATCAGAGTAAAGTACTTGTTTTGATTGATTGTGTTGAATCCGATAAAAGTTGACATAGTGTATTTACTCTCTTAGCCCAGACGGTTGACAGAGTTAATGGCATTGGTCACATTGGTTATGATTCCACCCGGCGAACTAGCATTGGCTATGTTGGTCACACTGTTGGTCACATTCTGTACCTGGCTCAGTAATGCTCCGCCCTGGCTCTTGATATTCTGCAATATGTTTGCAGCCGCTGTTATGTCTGCGCTGGCATTTAGGCTGATGCTGTTTATGGATGGAAAATCAAATAAGGGAGTAGGCACTTTGGTGCTACCAATGATCTTGGTCATGGCCACATCCAATGTGGCACGATTCACCGTGTTGCTGTAACCGGCTGCCACCTGCGTACCCGACACTAGGTCGTCTCCACCACCGCCAAATATTCCGCCAATGGCCCCTAGACCACCAAGGTCGCCCAGACTGGACAAACTGCTGAAATCGCCCAGACTGCCCAGCCCTTCGGTCAGGCTGCTGGTAATACTGCCCAGACTGGCGCTTAGACCACCGGTAAGATCGCCAAGACTGCCAGTAAGATTGGTCAAGCTACCGGACAAAGTGCCGGACAAGCTGGTCAAACTGCCAGACAGGCTGTCAGTGAGCACACCAACACCGTTGGTCAAACTGCCTGTGATGGTATCAATACTGGTAGTCAGACTGCCGGTAATGTTGTTTATTCCGCCAGTCAATGTGTCAGTGAGCCCGCTGGTCAAACTGGTGATATTGTTGTTGATGCTGCTGAGATCAAAATTGCCCAAGTTGTTCAAACTGGCCAATGGATTGCTGAATGCCGTGGCAAACTGTGCGGCCTTGCCGGTGATATCTAGGTTACTGGTAAGAGCCGAAAGATTGGTTGCCAGCTGACCCGGCAACGCAGTCACGGTGTTGATGGTGTTGGTCACAGTGTTGATACTGTTGGTCACGCCCGATATGGTGTTGTTGATAGTCCCTGTGATATTGTTGACTGTTCCTGATACCAGGTTATTCACACTGCCCGATATAGCACCCACTGGGTCGGTTGACAATTGGCTCCAGGCCGTGGCGGCAGCCGTGCCAAATCTGCCAGCATTGGCTACCAATGCGCCAACTTCGCCCACAGCAGTATTGGTCAGATTGCTGGCGATACCACTGATGTTGGTCAAAGTTGTTTGAGCATTGTTGAGTGTGTTGATCGCTCCAGATGTTATGGTTTTGACGTTGGTCAACGGACTGCTTAACAGTTGAGCATATGGAGTATTTGCCAAGGACTGGGCCACAGCCGATGGCACTGCCAGACTGGCACCTGTTGTTGCACTTAAATTTGATAGAGATTGTAGTCCACTCTGTGTGTACACTTGTCCCTGGCTGGCAGTTATGGCCTGTGTGCTAGCTGGAGTAATCACGCCAGCAGATACCAATCCATCGTAGCCATCTCGCAACAGAGCAGTTTGTGCCTGGGTCTGTATGGCAGGATTGTCTAGGAACTCCTGTGCTGATGTCACACCGTCCTGCCCGGTCCAGGTGCCCGGAGCTGACAGAACCGATGTCAACGGTTCTGGATCAAAAATAAATCGTTGCCAGGTTCCGGGTTTTACATATCCGGCCTGTTCCAGTTGCACACAGCTTAGACCGTACTGGCCAACTCCTTTGTCGTCGCTCATGACCGTGGCCGGTTGATCAACCAAGTTGGCGATCTGTGCCAAGATACCTTGTACCTGTGAACTGCTTAGTGGACCGATTGCATTGGGAGTCAATCCTCCTGAATTTATGTTGACCAAATTGGCCTGATTGATCGGATTGGTAAGTGGTGTGTTGATCAAGGCCGGTATGCCAGCTGTGGCAGGTATGTTGTTGATGATGGCCAGGATGGCCTGTGTATCAACTCCGGCGGTGCCTCGATCTTGTCGATTGGGTGCGAATTTGGTCACTGCTGTGGCTGCGCTGGTCAAGGTCTGTCCAGGGCTGTAGCCCACCAGGGCTCCGGCAGCCACCTGGCTGTAAAATATCAGGTCAGCTTGCAGTTGCGTGGTTCCTTCTGGGGCGGTCATCCTAAATGTTGATCCAGAAGGCAGTGTGTAGGTGAATACGCTCATGATGTTTTTGTGATAGACACCCCGGCTGGTAGTTCAGGTGCATCCAAGGGCGGGCTTGGTTGTCCGGCCTGTACAACGGAGGTCGCATTGTCCACCCCTTGATTGTGATAGGGATAAGGTTCATGGGTAGGTGCCCGGGTACAACAACTTTCAGTGCCGGTTGGACTGACTTGCCATCCGGTGCTGGGATTGAATTCGGTATTGGGCTGTTTGTATTTGGTTATGCCTTTGGGCGTGCCGGCTGGTAGACCAGGACCGCTGTTGAGCAACAACAAGGTGCCACTGAGACTGAGCGCACCGCCAGCACTCCAACTGCCCAGAGTGCTTTTTATGGCCAAGGTCCCACCTGATTTGAGATCCACGCTGCTTTTGCCAAACAGCTTGAGTTTGCCTTTGGCAGCCAGATCAGCATCGCCGTCGCTTTGTACACTGGTGCTGGTCTTGCTCTTGAGATTCATTTTGCCACCAGCGTAGATGTTGACGTCGTTGTCGGCATGTAGATTGATGGTACCTTCGGTCCGCATGTTTATGCTGTTGGTGCTGTAAACATCTAGTGTGCCTTCCTGTCCCAGTTCAACCCAGGTCTGACCATTGGCATGGCAGATATAAAAACAGTTGCCATCGTCACTCATGGTGATCTGGTGGCCTTTGCTGGTACGGATCCTGATCAAGTT